CTCATATCATATCTCATTGAAAGTCAAATTCGCAGTCATCGGCAGGGAAGTCGCAGCTACGGGAACACCGCATCTGCAAGGCTACATCCGCTGCGCCCCATCGTTTTTCAAGGCCAAAGATGGACTTGTTTCGAAATGGAAGTCCCTATTCCCTTTTCTGGAGAAAGCGCATCTGGAGTCTGCGTATGGTTCGGACGAGGACTCAATGAAGTATTGCACCAAGGAGGATTCAGAGCCATTCGTGATCGGAACCCTATCTCAGAATCTGGATGCCTATGCGTTTGTGGCAAATGCAACATTGTTGGACGAAGTCAGAGAGGAACACCCAGAAATCTACGTGAAGAGCTTCTCGAATGTGGAGAAAATTGTGAAGATCAACAATCGATCGACGAATGCGGCCCCTTCTCTTCCGACTCTCCGCAAATGGCAAGCGGAGGCTATTTCACTTCTGGAGAAACAGACCGACCGTCAAGTCCTGTTCGTAGTGGACCGAGAAGGAAATACCGGAAAATCGAAACTAGCTCTCCATTTGAGAGCTACTCTGGGCAATAAGTTGTTCTATTGCGATGCGGGAGGAGGTAACGACGTCGCGCACGCTCTCTCTAAAGGTTCGTACGAGTACGCCATCTTCGACTATCCACGCTCAACTCAACCTCAGTATCTCCCGTGGCGTGTAATCGAAGGGTTGAAAAATGGAGTCATCACTTCTCCAAAGTACGATTCAGATACTATCTACTTTAATCACAATGTCAAAATCTTGGTTCTCACTAACCACGATCTCGATAGCGTTCGCCCTCAGCTTTCTCGTGATCGTTGGAGCGTATTGGACCTGGACGAGAGGAGGCGACTCGACCCTGGTATTCTCGATCTCGTACAGCAAACGGACCCCGTCATCCCGGACCCAATTCCAGATGCAATCCCGCAAATCCCACAGATTGAAGAATTAAACAATGAATTTGATATCAATGGATTTATATTAAATTTCGATTTTGATGCATTCAACAATGATTTGGTCCAATAAATGATAAAAATAATTTTCGTGTTGTTATAATTGCGAACGGAATCATACAGGAAGATGAGCGGGAGCGAAATCTTCCGTCCCGCCGCCGGCGGCGGCCCCCGGAATCAATCCCCACTAGAGGGTAGGGATACGGTATAGGGCGGGTTCTAGCTCCAGACCACATGGAGAGGCCAACAATAGTTTAAGTCCGTAAGGAGCGAAGCGACTGCCCTGCCCTAGCTCCATCCTGACCCCAAGGCGTTAAGCTACTCCTGGAGGTTTAGCGCCGCGGTACTCGATAACTGCATAAATGTCCACTTCATAGTTGAACACACGAGTGTTAGTCAATTGTCCCGTATTAGCAAAAGCCACCGCTCCAGTATTAAAGGTCATGTTAGTCCAACCAGGAAAGTAAATGTTGGTACAGTAGAACTCAAAGTTGTCTTCCAAACTGTTAGTGAGTAGGAATCGGTTTCCTGCGATAACAGGAGCTGAGTCGGTTGCCCCGTTTACGTTAAGTAAAGCTTCCTCCACAGGGTATGAGACCCTTCCCTTCATTGTTGCTCTGGTCATTCCATGTTTCTTAGCATATGGCATAAGTGGAACTTGATTGTCCGTGATTGATGTTATTTGAACCTGGTTGAAAGGGTCATTGAAGTTGTATATGTGTGGAACCAGTGACTTTCGGAATTCTGTCATTCCCCCGAATTGATTGCGTGTTCTGACAACCGCCATCCATTTCTTTACTCGGAAAGAATAGTAGTCAGAGAATCTGTTGCTAACCGCCTTAATAGAGGACACCGAAATAGTAATCCTCTGATGTTTTGGTGTTTCAGCCCCAGTTAAATTGCTCGATGTTGCAACTTGATAAGGCACGAGCTTGATCATTTCAGTATCTGTTCGGGCGCGGAAGTTTACGCGCCTTCTCCCTCGACGCATAACGCGTCGCTTTCTGATGACGCGGCGTCGTTTTGCAACCGGCCGGCGTTTAATATTGCGCCTGCCCGCGGAGCGCTTTTTCCTGTACCTTCTCACTGGAGCCATAGCGTGCGATTGAGTGCGAGCCAGCCGCGCGCGCGCTTATATAGCGACATTCACCTGCCTCAAGACTTATATTCTGATTCTGATTCTGATTCTGATTTATCTAGCGCTTGCGCGTTGTGGCTGGGGTAGCGAAGCGCTAGTATTACCCCAGCCACCCCCCTGGTGGACTCCGCCCCCTCCCCTATATAAACATTTGGTTCTTCCCAAATATTTATCAGTTATCAATGGCAGCCCCAGCACCAAAGAAGTCTCGCAAAGCATCATGTCGCTCCAACCGGGTCTGCTTCACGCTCAACAACTATTGTCAACAGACATATCAAGCGGCGGTGGATCTTCTCAACTCATATCATATCTCATTGAAAGTCAAATTCGCAGTCATCGGCAGGGAAGTCGCAGCTACGGGAACACCGCATCTGCAAGGCTACATCCGCTGCGCCCCATCGTTTTTCAAGGCCAAAGAT